ACAACTACGCGTGCATTTCTACGCTTGAAGCGCAAGAGATCGCGTTAGGCGAATCAATAGCAGTTTCGGTTTTGGCTTCGCCATTTAGTGGAACATTCACAGTTTTAGCGTTACCGCAATATCTGTTTACAGGTGTTGATGGTGAAACTGGCGAATTTTTATATAACACAAATGTCGCCGTGCCAAATCAAATTTTGTATGCCTGCACAGGTAGCGATGTCGAATTTGTCGCAGATTATTCAGGTGTTGTCACCTACCTGCAGACCTGCACCTGGATCACCGCAACCGATATCGAGGATTGGATCGGCATAGGCACAGCAACGGCAGGCGACACAACATTCCTAACAATTTGTGCAGCCGCTTCGAATGCGTTTTGTTACCGTCGCAGGCAGGAAGTCGGATACGCCGATTCGTTGACTGTTGTGCCAAGCCAAGATGTTAAATTAGCAACCGTCATGTATGGTGGCGCGCTGTACCGTCAACGCGGATCAATAACAGATTTTGCGTCATTTGATGGCATGTCGACAGGATCGACGAACGGTTTGTCGCCATTAGTTAAACAACTGTTAGGTGTCGATCGTCCACAGGTGGCCTGATGCCGGTTGCCTTCACCGATTTGTTTAACGAGGCGCTAGACGATCTCACAGCCACGCTGACAGCCGTTAGCGGTTTACAGGTAGTCAACGACCCTAGAAACCTTGTGCCGCCATGCGTGTTTATTGACGCGCCATCGTTTGACGCTTGGAACTACAACATCGTCAAACTGATGTTTCCAGTCAAAATCATTACGCTAGGCCCAGCGAACCTAGACGCACAAAGATCGCTACTCAACATTATGTCAAAGGTATTGGCGGCCAATATTGCCGTTACTGACGGCAGGCCGACTAGTACGCTTATAGGCGGCGTTGAATATCCAAGTTACGAAGTAACAGCAAATGTTCAAGCACAAACGGCATAGGAAACAAACATGGCAAATTACCTAGTTACATCAACAAGACTTGCAGGTTTCAAACCTGGCGATGTTGTCACCAGCGCCGATCTAGAGGGTGTAAACATTGAAGCGCTAATCGAAGGCGGTCATATATCCACACAGACCGCCAAAAAATCTGCTAAAACTAAAGACACAAACGAAAAGGAATAAAACATGGCAACCAGCGTCTACCTATCAAATCCTAATGTCACAATTAACAGCGTGGATTTGCGCGATCAATGCACATCAGCCACTTTGAATTTTGTCTACGAGCAATTAGAAACGACATCGTTTGGCGATTCGGCACGCAAATATGGTGCATCAGCAGTGACATCGTTGCAAAACAACAGCATTGAAATTGAACTTTACCAATCGTACGCAGCGTCAGAAACCGAGGCCACAATCTACGGTTTGGTCGGTATTCAAACAAACATTGTGCTTGCACCAGCAACTGGCGCAGCATCGGCAACAAATCCGATCTACACGCTGACAGGCGCATATTTGGAATCACACACACCGATTAATGCATCACTTGGCGAACTGTCGACAATCACACTCACATTTACTGGTGGCGTATTAACTAAAGCGGTCTCATGATCGCGCGGCATTGGCCGCTGAAAACTAACAAAACAAGTCAGTCTTACAAAGGCTGTACCGAGAAAGGCAACTAATGCAATTATCACTCGAAGTTCAATTCCTTGATGGAAGCGATCCAGTCACAGTCGAAACAACATTGTTCACGACTGTTCTTTGGGAACGCAAATACAAACGCAAAGCATCAGAACTTGGAAGCGCCATCGGGCAAGAGGATTTAGCGTATTTGGCTTACGAAGCATCAAAGATGTCAGGCATCACCGTGCCAGCGATGTTTGACGATTATTTGAAATCGTTAAAATCATGTTTGCCAACGGCGGTCAATGACCCAAAAGTAGGCGCGGTTCATACCGCTACGGATTAGCGCAGATTCTTGTGGCGACTGGTTTTTGGCCTGCTGAAATATCGTTTGAAATCGACGATATGAACACGGTCATTGAATTGATTAACAAGGAACGCAAGGCCCGAAATGGCTGACAGCATTAGCGCAACCACAACAGTTGTCGGTGTCAAAGATGCGTTGCGCGTATTAAACAGCATCGACAAACAAGCGCGCCGCGATCTGACAAAAGATTTCAAACAGATCACCGCACCAGTCACAAACGACATCAAAGCCAAATTGCCTAAATCCGCACCGCTTTCAGGCATGGCGCGCAAATGGACAACAGCGTCAGGTTTTCAAATGTTTCCGTACAGCGACAAACAAAACAAAGTTGCGTCAGGTGTATCAGGCAAAAAAGTTAGGGAATTTCGTGGCGCGTCAACAAACCTGGCGACATTTTTTGTTCGCTACACAGGCCCTAGTGCAGCGTTGTTAGACATGTCAGGTAAAGGCAAAGTGCCAACACGACAAGGCGGTCAAATGGTGCAAAGTTTAAGCGCACGATATGGCACAGCGTCACGGTTTGTTTGGCCAGCATGGGAACGAAACAAAAACCAAGTCGAAGGCGAAGTCGAAACATTGATTGATCGATTGATGGAACGCGTGCGAAAGGAATTGAACTAATGGCTGTATCCATACCTATTGTCACCGAATTTGATGGCAAAGGCATATCGAAAGCGATGGCAGAATTCAAACAGTTGGAAGGCGCTGGCGCTAAATCTGCGTTCGCATTAAAAAAGGCGATGTTGCCTGCAATCGGTGTTTTGGGTGGTTTGGCAACTGGTTTAGGTTTGGCAACCAAATCGGCTGTCGAGGATCAAAAAGCGCAAGAACTTTTAGCGCAACAGTTACGAACTAGCGCTGGCGCTACTGAGGAAGCAATCGCAGCCAATGAGGATTTTATTTCTGGAATGTCGCGTGCGTTCGCGGTCGCTGATGACCAGTTGCGTCCGGCTATGTCGAATCTTGTTAGGTCAACTGGATCGGTTGAGGCTGCACAAGATTTGATGAACACGGCGCTGGACATTAGTGCGGCAACAGGCAAAGATTTAGAAACGGTTACTTTGGCGTTAGGCAAAGCGTATAACGGGTCAACCGCCGCGTTAACAAAATTAGACCCGTCGCTTAAAGGCGTAATCAGTTCAGAATCAAGCATGCAGGAAATAACTGATGCGTTGGCGACATCGTTTGGCGGTGCTGCGACAACGGCGGCGATGTCATTCGAGGGCCGTATGGCTGGCATGAAAATTGCGATGGACGAAACCAAAGAATCAATCGGTATGGCGTTGTTGCCTGTGTTGCAGAAATTGTTAGAAATTTTAGAACCAATGGCTGTTTGGGCGCAAGAAAACACAAAACTGTTTTTAATCATCACAGGCGTTATTGGCGGATTAGCGGCCGCGATTGTGATTGCCAATGTTGCAATTAAAGCCTGGACTATCGCCACACAGATCGCCACAGGCGCGCAGGCAGCGTTCAATTTTGTTATGTCAGCCAATCCAATTGCGCTGGTCATTTTGGGCATAGTTGCGTTTGTTGCGGCGTTAGTCGTGTTATACAAACGGTTTGAAATTGTGCGAACCGTAGTCGACTCGGTGTTTAGTTTCATCAAAAACGGTGTGACCGCTAGTTTAGATTTTTTGAAAGATTACATTTCAGGCGTACTAAACATCTATAAATCAATCTTTAACGCGATTGCAAAATTGTGGAATAGCACTATCGGCAAATTGGCGTTTAAATTTCCCGACTGGGTGCCAGGTTTTGGTGGCAAAGGTTTCAGCGTGCCAAACATACCTATGTTGGCTGAAGGCGGAATAGTGACATCGCCAACATTGGCGTTGATAGGCGAAAAAGGCCCGGAAGCGGTAGTGCCATTAGGTCGTGGTGGCGGCATGGGAAATGTGACAGTTAATGTGACTGGCGGTTTGTCGACTAGCGCCGAGATCGGGCAGGCGGTCGTTAACGCTATTCGCGCATATAACAGGTCGGCAGGGCCAGCACAGATACAGGTTGCGTAATGGCAGGCACAGCAATTGTCGGCGCTGGCAACTACACGCTAGAAATTGACACAGGATTTATACAAGACGCGTTCACACTTGATGATGCGGTGCAAGCCGTACTAGACAACACAACCTATGTTCTAGACGGCACAACCAATTTTGCTGATGTAACAACTGGCATTAATTCAATAAGCGTAAAGCGCGGCAGACGCGATCAAGGCGATCAATTCAGCGCAGGCACAATGGTGCTGAACATGCTAGACACGACTGGAATTTTTAATCCGTTTGATTCGCTAAGTCCCTATTACGATCCGTCAACAGCGCAACCAGGTCTTGCACCAATGCGTCGAGTACGGCTAGCACGCTATTCGACAACCAATGTTAAAGAATATTTGTTTAACGGTTACATCGTCAATTTTGATTACAACTTCGCGCTAGGCGGACTCGACACAGTAACCGTTTATTGTGCGGACGATTTTTATTTGTTGGCCCAAACATACATGGACGAATTCAATCCGTCAGAGGAATTATCTAACGAAAGACTTGAAGCAGTTTTGGATTTGCCTGAGGTCGATTTTCCGTTGGCGCAACGCGACATTTCTACAGGCACTCAAACACTTGGCGGCGCTGCAGCGTTCACAATCGAAGCAGGCACAAATGTTTTGGAATACTGCACACGAATAAATAGCGCTGAACAGGGTCGTCTATTTATGGCACGAACAGGCGACCTAACATTTCAGCCACGCATAGGCAACACACTTAGCGCACCAGTTCTTGATTTTCATGATGATGGCACAAATGTGCCGTTTGATTCTTTAGGCGTATCGTTCGAAGCCGATCAAGTTGTCAATCGTGCAGCGGTCGCTATCGTTGGCGGCGATCAACAAATCGCAGATGATGCAGCCAGCCAAGCAAAATATTTTATACAAACAACCAGCATCACCGATTCGCTGTTGCACAACGACACAGCAGCGCTGGCGCTTGCAAATTATCTTTTGTCACCTGAACCTGAGGCAAGATACACGGCGGTCGGCACAAACCTAAACAAATTGACCACAGCGCAGCGCGACACAATAGCAACAGTCGATATAGGTGACACGATCAGCATTGAAAAATCGTTCGTTAGCGGTATCAGCACTACACAACTGGCACAGGAACTAAGTGTCGAAGGCATAGAACACACCATCACGGTTAACAACGGCCATGCGATCATGTATTTCACCGCGCCAACCACCATTGTCTACGAATTGATACTTTCTGACCCCGTATACGGCATCATCGATTCAACTAATGTTTTAGGATAAAGTGAGGTAACTTATGGCAATTCAAGATTTTACAGCCGGGCAGGTTTTGACTGCAGCGCAAATGGACAGTTTGCAAGCAAACGACTATAACCAAACCGTTTCAACTAAGACTGTTAGTTACACGCTTGCCGCCACAGATAAAGGCACTCGAGTCGTTATGAACGCGGCAGGCGCAACTACCATTACGGTCAATACAAATATTTTTGCTGCGGGTGACACACTTTATTTGCAAAACATTGGCGCAGGCACTTGCACACTCACGGCAGGCACAGCAACGGTTAACAGCGCAGGCCCGTTAGCGATACCGCAATGGGGCAGCGGCACACTTTATTTTACGAGCGCCAGCACAGCGATTTATTTTCCGTCAGCCGTAACTATTCCAACCGTTTCGAGTGGTTTATCTTTCATTACAAGCGGCACAGTTTCAGCGCAAACGGCGGTGACGGTTTCAAATTGTTTCAGTTCAACTTACAACGATTATCTATTGATTATTAGTGACGCTGTTGCTAGTGTTAGTGGTTACAATTTGCAAATTCAATACGGAACGACCACAGCAGATACAGCCGCAACATATTATTTTGCACAAAATAACACATATAATTCAGCGAGTACATTTCATATTTTCAATCAAATGGGCACGGCAGCAGCAGGTTTACAAGGTGGTGGAATAGTACAAATACAGTCACCTAATTTGGCTACAGCAACTAATACGCAATCAATTAGTAGCGCATTTAAAACCACAACCTCACTAGTTTATGGCACAGCGCAATCTTTGAAAGCGACAACAACACAATATACAAGCATATTTTTTACTGCCGAAAGTCCTGAAAATGTTTCATTTAAATATGCAATTTACGGTTACGCAAAAAGTTAGGACTTTATGAACAAAATACAGATACACGACGCAATAACAAACGAAGTTATTGTGCGCGATATGACCGACGACGAAATTTTAAAATTTAACGAATTTCAAACAGAAGCAAAAAAAGAAAAAAACGAACAAGCAAAAATCGAAATCGCTAAACAGGCACAACGACAAGCCGTACTCGACAAACTAGGTTTGACCGCAGACGAAGCCGCAGCACTACTTGGCTAATGATGTGCGCTACTGGCTTATCACAATTGTTTTGTGCGCTGGTTGCGCTACAAACAAAACAAACACAACAGGCGGCGTCAAAGTCCGCAATCTATCAATAGTCGAGGTCTGCAAATATGGGTCGCTTGACAGGTGCGAAATTAGAAAATAACCAAATACACGCACGACTAATAGTCACCGTCGGCGTACTAATGGCGATCACATTTGTGATCATGGTTGTCGGTTTGTTGTTTGGTTTGTTGTTTGTGTCAATGCCCGAGGAAATGTCGCCACTCGACAGCAAAATTGTTGACCTACTTAGCACTATCAGCGTGTTTTTAACAGGCGCGTTATCGGGCCTAGTGTCGGCTAACGGCATAAAAAATTTAGACAAAAACAACGACGGCATACCTGACGCACTTGAATGACAAAACCATACGTCGTAACTAAACAGCCAGTCGTAACATCAGCGCTGGCAGGCATGAACAAATGGGTCGAATTAGCGTGCAAACATTCAGACGGATCATTATGGAACAACGGCACATTTGTTAATCGTGATGTACGCGGCAAGCCAGGTGTCATAAGCAACCATGCGCGCGGTTTAGCGGCAGATTTGTCTTACCGTTGGCAAGCACAACAAAAACGCGGCAGGCAAGACGGACGCAAAATATCGTTGGCGTACATGAACAAATTTTTGGAAAACGCCGACACGCTAGGCATACAACTTGTGATCGACTATGCGCTGACACGCAGTTGGAAATGTGATCGTGGCACATGGCAGGCAGGCAAATTTGAAACTGGCGATTGGTGGCATGTCGAAGTAGAACCGCGTTTGGCGCACGACCCTGAGGCCGTAAAACGGGCATTTAGCGCAGTTTTTGGCCCATCACCGAAAGCCGCACCGCAATCTGTCTAGGCTGGTTGACCTACCGAGAAAGTAGGTCTAAATGACACTTATCACCAAACTTGCCATTTCGCTATTTGTTAGCGTCACATCAATATTTGTTTTGGCAAAACCGCCAGCGCCAACACAACAAGAAATGCAGGCAGCGCCAATCACGGTTTGGCAGGGCCTAGAACAGCCTGCGCCACTACCTACCACAACCGTCGCAACTACGCCTATAACGCAACCTGATGCGTGTGGCGCGGTGTTTGACATGGCTAAACATGTTGGATTCCCTGAACATGAACTGGCCACAGTTGTCGCAGTTGCTTACCGTGAATCACGATGCCAACCTGATGCGTTCAACGCCAACGATCCGAATGGTGGTTCAAACGGTGTCATGCAAATCAATCAGTTTTGGTGCAAACCATCGCGCTACTGGCCAAACGGATATTTGCAGGCATACGGCCTTATCAAAACATGTGACGATTTATTTGATTTGGAACACAACATGCGATCAGCGTTGGCAATCTATCGATACAGCGAAGGCTGGCGCGCATGGTCACTATAAAACACTTGTTTCTAGCAACAGTCCTAACTGCGTACACATATGCGCTACTGTATTTCACCAACCAACGAAAGGCTAAAGATGACCGAGAACATCGACCCAAGAACTGACGAATATTTGTACGAGATCGTGCAATTAGAAAACGCAATTAACGCGGCTGGTTGGACAATAATTAGACACGGATTGTTTGAACGATATTTGTGTCATGCAACAACTGGCATGATAATTTTGAGAATAAACTTAGAACCGTTAGACGATCGACTTGATTTATTGAATTTAATTTGCGAAATTCAAACGGCAACATTGGCGGCACGATGACCGAGAACATCGACCCGAGAACTGACCCACAGTTCAAAGCACTAATGCAAGTAATGAACGAAATTACTGGCAACAAAGTTCCGTTAATGCAACCGCACGAACTGGCAGCGCGAAGCACACTAAGAGCGTTGCAACACATCATTGATGATTCAAACGCATTAGATGATTCAGATTTGATCGACACATGCAACCAGGCGCGCATCGAGATCAGATATTTGTGCAGCATCATCACCGACCTGCACGAACGCATCAAACAACGCGACATCGAAATCGGTATTAAACAGTTGCGATTAAACGAAAACGAAGTTGAAATACAGCGTTTAGAAAACATGGTGCATCGTGCCTATTAGCAAATATTTGATTGAACTGACAGATGCCGAAATGGTCGCATGTCGAGCATGCGCCAAAGCACGCGACGAAAGCGCTATTAAATACCAGCAACGCACCGATTTAACAGCATCGCCTGAAACACCATTCAAAACTTTGGTTGGTGTCATGTCAGAACTGGCGGTGCATAAACATTTTGGTGTTCCGTACACATATCCATTCGAGTATCAAAAAGATCGACCAGATTTATCTAACGGCATTGAAGTAAAAGGCACTTTGTACCGTGCCGGGCATTTGATATTGAACGCGCACAATAACCAAACAGCGCCGTTTGTGTCGACTGTTTGCGACATTGGTGAACAAACCGTGTTGTTGAATGGTTGGCGTGATGCTGTTGATTGTCGTCTAGATAAATATTGGCGCGCACCTAACGATGGCAAAGTACCTGCATGTAAACGCGAGTCTTGGTGGATTCCACAATCCGATTTGCATGACATGAAATCGTTAAAAGAACGATTGGTGTTGGCATGACACAAAACTTTATGGATAACTATGTTGATGTTGCCACACGGCTAAAAATTGCGTTTGAACGCTGGCCTGAAATGCGGATACAGGAAACATCGCGCGAAGTGATCGAAATGCCTGACAAATCATGTTTTATTCGATGCACGGTCACAATTTGGCGTGATCCTAAAGACCCGATTCCGGTGATCGCGTCAGCGTGCGAAATATATCCAGGTCGCACACCGTACACAAAGTTCAGTGAGTCGGAAGTCGGATACACGAGCGCTGTTGGGCGTGCTTTGGCATATGCAGGCATTGGAGCGAACAAATCGCTGGCGTCGCGCGATGAAGTTATGGCCGCACAGTCACGGCAACCGATAGCGCCAGTTGTGCAGTTGCGTGATGTCGAAGTGCCGTTTCCTGAGGAAAAACCGCGCGAATATCCGTCACCTAAGCAGATGGGCATGATGCGTGCGTTGGCTAATGGGCAGGGTCTTAAAGGTGACGATTTGAAAACATTTTGTTCTGCTACTTTGGGTCGCGAAATATATACAACAGGCGATTTAACTAAACAGGACATTTCTAAAGTTATTGACGCGTTGAAATTGACTGAACCTAAAAACTAAATAACGGGCACAATAGACCTAAGCGTTTTGCAGCGCGGTTGGTGTAACACTCGGCAACGAGGGTCGACGATCTATGTGGTGACACATGATCGGGCAAATGTGTTACAGATATGGGTGTGCTACGAGGCAAAAGCACGGGGGGCATTTCGCATTAGGCTTACATCACAACAAACACAAATTGACATACCAAAAACAAACCACAAACATAAAGTTGACAACATGGCCAGCGTTAACAAACCGAGAGCAAACCGCGCAAGCGGTGCGCTAGCACAAGCCGAAGGCGCGTGAGCAAATGGGGCAGGCACATCGAGACGGACGCTACCTAAAAAACAGGCAAATCATACTTCAAGGCAAACCACAATGTCATTGGTGCGGCACACAACCAGCCACACAAGCAGATCACCTAATCGAAGTAGACAGAGGCGGCGGACACGAACTAGAAAACCTTGTCCCATCATGTGCTAAATGCAACAACACACGCGCACATTTATACTCAAGCGCAAAAGCCGTAACAAAAAACCATGCACGCGCCGAAGCATTACGCGACAACGGAATCGAAATACAAAAATCAAAACCGTTTTTTTATACACGAACAGAATTGCC